TTGAAATAGTCAGTATTTTAGAGTCATCAACACCAGCTTCAACATCATCGTCATTGATAATTTTGGCGATGCCTGCTTCAGTTTCGGTTGCGTAAGGAACTATAGGGCTTACTGTCACATTCACAACATCAGCGTTCTCTAGTTCTGTGATGTTCTCAACTTCTAGCTGAAGGTACTCTGCGCTATCGAGACTAGGGATTAATGATTCAGGATACGCTCCGTAGATAATCATGTCCCCTTCATCGTCATAAATACCGTATTCGCGTAGCGTCTTTTCCGCTGTTTCCGCTGTGGGTTTGATGTATGAAATAACATGAATCAAGTGACCATCTGTAGACGCATCGTTGAGCGCAACTCGTGAAAATTCGTTAACCAGTGAAGTAAAACTAGCGTCGGGCTCTACGTAAGCACCATTCGAATCACCAATCGCCATTTCGATCAGATTGATGGTTTTCCCAGCGTTGTACGCCGCTTCGATTTTGTTGATACCAAGGTTGGTCACATAAGAAAAGTAATCGTTAGACATCGCTACTTCCGTCCTTTACATAAATATATACATCCTGACCTCGACGGTCATACAGCCAATCGTAGGTATTTAAGTCGTAGTTAAACTCGTCAATCCTGTAGTTGGCACTCGAGCCTGAAAACGGAATTGGCTTACTCGTATGTTCATTGCCGTCGCTATCAATAAATTCAAATGTAACCGCGTCATATCCGCTCCATTTTAAATCCCAATATCCATACGAACTCGTTGAAAATACTGCACCGACAGCGTAGTTCTTGTTGTACAGCAGAGAGCCGACCGAGGCGGAGTTTCGTGTTAGCTTTAATGTATCAACATGAATTTTCAGAGAATCCGTATCGGCGAGCTCATGCCACTCACGGGGTTCTAACCCTCCGAATGAAAAAGACGAACTAAATCCAACAGCTGACGTACTAGTTCCAATTGACATAACAAATGTGATAGCGATAGTTGTGATTTTACAATCAGCTCGACTGACATTATCAAACGTTGATATAGCCGAAATGATTACAGAGCCCTCACTGACATAGGAGACTAGGCCATCACCGTCAACAGTGGCGATAGTCGGGTCACTGGATTCATACCGCACGTCTTGCGTTGTTGTACCATCGCTCATGCTCACCGTCGTAAACACTAACATCGTTCCCTCATGCTCGCGAATGGTTGCGCTGGATGGTTCGATAGATATGTCGGAGACGTACAGTGGCACAATGCTTTTTGAAGTCCAGCGTTTGCGAGTTCGAATGACTGGCGCTGCATATGCAGAGCCTAGGCTTGGGTCGTGCTTTATATTGCCTTTCCAATGTTGCGAACCTTGCTTGTTGCTTTCAGTGAGAGTAATAAACGTCGCGTAGTCACTTTGAGTTAGACTGCGGCTATCACTCGGCATGGCATCGATGCGGAATGTGCCTCGCTTACCCTCTGGGAGCATCTCGTACCACGGTACAACTGTTGCTTCGAATAGAGATAATTCAAGCGCATGCTCTACTGCCCAGATTGTTCCTTTGTACTTACGTAAAATAAGAGCATTCGCTATCGATTCTCTTTGACGTTCTTCGTTCCATTCATCATTCCAGGCATCGACTCGAAACCACCAAGCTAGCCAAGGCAAAAACGATGCATCGACGTTGTATACATCCATGATGTCCAATCGTTTTATCACAGTCCGCAATGAATTAAATTCTTCGACGGTCAACTCATAGAGCGCTTGCATTCGAATGTCATTTTTTAGGATTTTTGGCAGCATGATTCACTCCAATATTTGATGCCAAAATCTTAACTATTCTTATCGCGCGCGCGTGGCAATTGACATTTTCACTACGGATTTAAAAGTACCTTTAAGCTTCTTTTAAAGAGGTTTAAAACATGACTGAAGAAACTAAACATGAAACATCGACAACAGAATTATCGAGTCTCGATATAGCGAAGCCAGTTCAAATGACGGATTCAATCATTGGTCAGTGCATGGTTGAGTTCGACGTCTGTCCACTGAGAGCTCCAATTACATACAACAACAAAGTTTATGATTGCATGGTTCGAGAACGAGAGGCTGTTATTCGAGATCGCATTCATGCAGAGCAATGGTCAATTGGTGAATTTGACAGCGTGTATATTGATGCCGTTCGCGCCTTCTTTATCGCTGATACTTGCCGATTTGGTGTTCTGGATATGAAAACTATTCAAGAGGATAATTTCATTCGTGTCACTGAGGTAGCATTAACAGAAAGTGCTCAATTACCTGTTGACTGCATTGTTGATTCGCTGGCCGTTAAGGATTACGCAAACGTGTCGCACATGTTGGGAAAGGCTTAAGCCTGGCTCGAATGAGTAGCGAGATATTCAACCAGGCGTTCGAGTCGCTATCCAATAAAAACTCAAAAATGAATGTGTCGGTTTCTGAGCTAATGGGAATGAATTGGCATGAGATGTCTTACATGATTGAGAGGTTCAACAATGTCAATAAGCAAACAAAGTAATGGCTATGCTCTTGAGTTACTTGTGGGCATTCAAGACGAATTCTCCGGAAAATCCAAAGCCATTGAGCAAGAGACTAAGCGCCTTGGTAAAGAGGTTGAAGAACTTCAAAAAATGACGGGCGACATCACTAAATTCAAGAAAGCAGAAAAAGCTCTGGGCGATTTGCAGAAACAACAGATTAAAAACAAAGATGAGATAACAAAACAGAAGGACGCTTTAAAAAAGTTGAAAAAGGAGGTTGGTGACACAAAGGAAATTGAGCGTCAGGAACATGCACTTAAAAAACTGGAACGACAAGACCGAGATACAACTGCAAGCTTGCGTGAGCACGAAAGAGAAACTAGACGCCTTCGCCGTACATTGTCAGATGCAGGATTAGATCTAAGCAACCTATCTGCTGATGAAACTAAGCTGCAGAATAAAATTGAAAAGACCACCAAAGCTCTCAAAGAGCAGACTCAAGCGCTCAATAAGTTTGGTGATGCCAGTGCTCAAATGGAAGGTCTTAGCGACAAGCTCGGCGTGATTGGCAGTATCACTGCTGCAGCTGGTTATACGCTTTATCGTGGTAACGACATGGCAAAGCACATGCTCATGTACGCAGCTCAAACTAACACAGACATATCTGAGCTAAAGTCAGACGAGCAGCGTAAGTTCAGAGCATCGCTCGTTGCAGATGGTGCCACCAGCGGTGATATATTCACGGCCATGGGATTGGCTCGAACTCAAGGACTGGATGATAAAGAAACGAATGCACTGACTGCTGCCACCGTGCGAATTAACCAAGTATTTCCAGACCTTGACCCACAAGAGTTAAGTCGTTCAATTGCCACTGCATCTAAATCATTTAATGTCAGCATTGATGAAGCAGCTCAAGCGGTCATGTCGGTTAGACAATTTAGTGGTGATGCAAACCATGATCTCTTAGACACTTTTGCAGAGTATTCGCCTCTTCTTGGCGATGACATGTCGTTAGATAAGTTTGCTGCATCGCTAGCGGCAGGGCGTAAGGCTGGAGTTTGGAACTACGACAAGATCGCTGACGGCATGAAAGAACTCTTCCAAGTACGCTTTAAAGAGCAAGGAGAGTTCGTCAAGCTAGTTGGTGATGACAAAACGACAGGGGCTATTGAAGCCATCTCTGATGAGAAGGAGCGCAAGAACGTTCTTACGGCAGCATTGCGTTTGCGTCATGCTGTCACTACAGGTCAAGACTCTGGTGATGCCTACACTGCATTTATGAAGAGCTTGATGCCTGTAATGGAACATGACCGAGGAGCTATCAAGCCTATTTTGGAAGCCGCAGGCGGAACAATACTTAGTGAGGATATTGGGGTAAAAGGCCTTACAGGGATGACTGAAGGAGCTGCTAATCCAGAAAAATTTATCCATGAAATTAACCTAAAAGAGCTTGCTCAAAGCACCCGAACAGAAGCGGAAAAACTTGCAGACGCAGGACGAGCTTCACAATCTGTCGTTGATGAATCCACTGCAGACTTAATCCAATCTCAGGATAGCTTATCGACTGCTATTCAAGACTTAAGCAAAACTTTCACTGACTTTGTGATTGAAAATCCAATGGCTGGGCATGTTTCTAGCGCCGTTGAGACCGCAACGTTAGGGGCTGGCGGAGCCCTTGCATGGAAAGCGAGAGGTAAAATTTTAAGTTGGCTTACAGGTAAGACGATTGACGTAGCGGCAGGCGCAGGTGCTGAGAGTGCTTTAGGCGCTACTGCCACAAGAGGCACGGGTATGTTAAGTCGCTTTAAGCTTGGCACGGGTATAGTAAGTGGTGGTACGGCTATGTATGGTCTATCACTCATGCCTGATTTTAGTCCCGTTAAGATAGATAGAGCAGATGACCGCGATGACCGAGCATCCATCTTTGGCTTTAAGACTAATGAAACTGGGTATCTTGGGTTCGATCAAAATAGCATCCCTAAAAAAGTTGGATTGATGGATGTGTGGGATGAATGGTTTGGCGATGATAAATCGGACGATGTTAAGCGTGTCGAAAATTTAGTGGACAGTTCGAACGACACCGCCATGGTCACAGGACAGCCAACAACGCCAATGATTCAAATCGATTTCACCCCTACAATCACAGTTGAACTCACTGGCGCTTCCGAAGAGCAAGCTCAAGCATTATCTGACAGCCTCGTGACTGCACTTCGAAACATGACACCAGAGCTTCAACAGCAGCTGCGTGACGCGATGTCAGACATCATGCAGTCTAGTGATTACCTGGAACATTAAAAAGGCATCGGTTTGCGCCGATGCCTTTTCATTACTCTTCTTGAGCACTTAATGTTTCTAATTGCCTTAGCGTGGTATCAAAGGTTTCTTCTTCAAACTCGATACCGATAAACCGACGCCCCAGTTTTAAGCACGCTTTACCTGTTGAGCCACTTCCCATAAACGCATCAAGCACAACATCACCTTCTCGACTACTTGCTGTAATGACATGCTCAAGCATTGCGGCAGGCTTTTCACATGGATGTTTACCAGGATAATACTGTACGGGTTCAAATTGCCAAACATCGGTATAAGGAACGTTTGCCGTCACAGAGAACGGACGACGAAGCGTTTCATATTGAGTTTTTAGATCATCATATTCTTTAACTAAAGTCTGGTAAGTTTCCTGCAGCGATTGGTATTGCGTATGCAGCTCTTGGTGGCTTTTGGTTAGCTCTCCGGCTCTCGCCTTAAATAATGCTTGTAGCTGCTTGTATTGTTGTTCACTTGGCAACTTCCATTGGCTTGCGCTAAACCAATGTGAACACATCTGAGAGTTGGTGGCTTGGTTGATCTCCTTTGCGGTAATGCCGAGTTCTTTGCGAGCATTGGCAAAGTAGTCAATCAGTGGTTTAAACACTTCCTGTTTGAGCGCTTTACATTTAGTGGTATACCCCGAAGAACCTTTAGCAAAACCTTCCGAACCATAATGACCAGCAAATAACACTCGCTCCGTTGAAGGAAAGAACTTGCGAAGGTCAGGTTTATGCATTCGTTTCCACGGCCCTGACGGCTTAGCCCAAATAATGTGGTTAAGCACTTCGAATCGAGAACGCATTAATATTTCGGTATCTGCAGCGAGCGTCGAGCCACAGAACAGGTACAAGCTGCCGTTAGGTTTTAGTACACGCCAAAATTCCACCAGCACTTCATCAAGCCATGCAAGAAAGCTTTCGACGTCTGGCCATTGGTTATCCCATGCATTGGCTTTGATTCGAAAATATGGAGGGTCGGTAAGAATGAGGTCGACAGAGTTGTCATCAAGTGTTTTAAGGTGCTGTAAGCAATCAGCATTAACGAGAGTCAGTTGTTCGTTGCGAAGTGTGTGTTTGTGCATTCTTGTCTCCTTATTTCAAAGAGCCTTGAATACAAAGCAAGCCGCCAGCCCCAAGCGAGACTGGCGGCGTTTCAATGCTTCCTCTCCAGCGTGGCTGGGTCTCAGGTACTCAAGGCATCAAAACACAAAGACACCTTACCATAAGTTAACTGTATTTTTATACAGTAATCGGTGTAACTGAAGATAACTTGTGCAACAAATCTTCACCTTCAAAAGTCAAAGAAAGAGCACCACCGATAACCCTAATGACTCCAAGCGCCTTTAGTTGTTCAACGACAAACATCATACCAATGGCTGTAGCCTGGTACTGTGAGGGATTGACATAGAACGCCACATCAAAGCAACTATCTTCTCTTGGGTGGCTGTTTTTAACTGTGTTTAAAATGGCTTTAATGAGAGATCGTTGGTTTTCTTTAATATCAAATAGCATGTGAAATAAACCTTTCTGGGTGCTTCTGGATTGCCACGAACCATTACATTCAAGGCCAACACCATCCACTCATTATTGAGGCTAAGCGCCAGGATATTGATGCTGAGCAGGTTTGCTTGTATGACACTGGGGCAAAGCTCGCGTTATGAATAAAAAGGATCATTTTTTATTTTTGGTTTTTTGTTATTTTTGATTTCGTGTTGTAGAATCGTGGCAGGAAGTCCACTTCCCGTAAGCGTAAAAGTGGCATCAACACGAGATAAAATTAAATAATGAACTACTTTTTGGCGATTTCTTGTTCTAGTAATAAAACCGAAACAGATCGCTTCTTTGAGAAGGTGAATGAGTTTTACCCTCTGGGAGACAGCTTTCCTGTATCAAGCACCGTTCAAATCATTAGAGATACAAAGATTAGCATTCCGACAATGATTCATGATCGTATATTTCAGGACGCGACTGATGGTGACCTTGCGGTTTATGGGCGCTTTTTGTTTTGCCGATTAACGAGTAACTATTTTGGTTATCACGGTAGTGATTTATGGAATTGGTTAGACGAGAAGCCGACAAATGAGTAGCTCGACAAATCGAAACAGCGCACATCTTCGCGAAGTCACATCAACGGTTCCAACTAACGATCACACAACTCGTAATCATAAGGAGGGAAATATGAAAAAAGAATTCGTAATCCCTGCACTTTTAGCTGTCGTTATTGGCTTAGGCAGTTGGACTCTAATTAAAATCAACGCCCTAGATTCAGATATGAGTGCAGTCCAAGTTCAACTATCAAATAATGAAAAGTTACTTGATGACCTAAAAAACAACACTGATAAAATCGATGGCAAGTTAGATAAAACTGAAGATAAACTTGATAACAAACTCGACAAGGTGGACGGAAAGGTTGACCAAATGCGCATTGAATCACTAAAAGCTCTCAATGACATCAAATTAGAATTAGCTAAGTCTGCCAATGACTCAAAATAACAAACAAAAGGGCCAGCATTTGCTGGCCCTTTTAGTAGGTAAGGGACAAGAAGAACTGCGTTTAAAGTTATGAATTTGAAACGAGAGTTAGTTTATATCGGCACTGACCTGCTGTTGACGTTAGGCAACCTTCGTATAGAGCTGAATCATTAGTTCCGGTAGGTGTCGCTTCTATTTTGATAGCTCCTCCATTGTTGTAGAGAGAGAACATCTCAGAAGCAATAGTTGTTCCTGGTGTTACAGTCAAATATCCCTCGTACTTAACTGATATGGATTCAACTATTATACTCCCTGCTGGATATTTATGTACTTCGCGTTTAGGCGTTACTGCTATTAGCTCAAGTAGAAAATCATCTGACGTTCTTTTATCGTTGATTTTTACAATGTGAGTTTGTGGCTCTATTATCATGAGTATTACCTTTAATTAAAATCATTCAGACTTTATCTAAGCATTGTTAGCGGAGCGTCAGGTTATTTCTGAATCATATAATTAAGTGACATGCAGGCACATACTACACCTTGTAGTATGTACTCACGTGTCACCCTGAGTGGTATTTTAAACAATAAAAAGGGCCAGCAAATTGCCAGCCCTTGGTTTTATTTTTTATCTTTCGGTTTCTTCTTTTGTTTATTGACCATGCTGGCTTCATGCACAAAATCCAGCACAGTCCCAGAGAACCATTCCGCCAGATAGGCTCCAGCCTCATCATCGTTCACGTTCGTGTGAATGCCCACAATTTGACTGAGCATCATTGCCGCATGAAAAGACTCGTGACATAGATGGGGGATGGCTACAGTATAATTCTTATCATGAGGCAGCCACATGATGATTGTGTTATCACGGCGCGTTACAAAAGCGCTGTAATCGTCATAGACATCATCATCGTTAGGCTTGATGTCGAACTCCTTTTCAAGTGCCTCAATGGAATTAGACCAGGCAAACTTCACATGATAAAGCGGTACGCGCGCCGTGTAGATTTTGTCTTTCATTACTTATTCTCCAACTGGATAAACTCAGCCTGCAGCTTTGCAAGCTCGCTGTTGGTTAAGTGTTTCACGGTATATACCTCCGCTTTATCAAATGCCGCCATGAGCATGACTGCCGTACGTTTATCATCGAGTGCAACCAGATACTGCAGCGTTGGCAACCACTCGCCACCATCGAGCTCATCAAACCCAAACAGGATGCCATCAACATCATCGAGATTTGTGCCGGCTAATTTTTCTTTAAACGGATTGAGCTCTGGCGTTTCTTGGATTGCCTTGTCGAGAACGGCAGTGGACACTCTGCTTTTTGCGGCATGATTGATCTGCTCTTGGATAACGGATTTACTTTGCTCATATGAGTAGCTCAGCACTTTGTTGGTAAGACCGTACTCTTGAGCACTGGTAGCCAAGGACTCTGGTAAGGCTTGCATCGATACAAGGGGCGAACTTCTAAACTGATGCTCTTTAGAAAACGTGTCGTTTTCATGCATCGAGCTAATGGTGATTTTGGTGTATTGCGACTTCTTGCTTGATGGCAGTTTGTTGTATTGACCTCTGGTCAACACCGACACCGTACCTCGGCACTTATGATGGTTTGGTGGATAGAACTCTATCCAAAACTCATCGTTCTTTGGTTTGGCCACGCCGTCCAACTCTCTGCAGAGTTTGGTGGTGCCATCATCCATCACTGATGTATAAACCAAGAACTCGACCAAATCATTGTCAGCAATCTGCGTCCATCGCCCAGCATTGTATGCGGTCATCATGTTGTTGCGATAATGCAGTTCCAACCAGTATGGATTCGCCTCTGCAATACCGACTTGCTCAAGGTACGCATCCAGGTTGCGAAGCACCTCTGAACGGCTTTGACCTTCGTTTAATGCATCTTCATAAAGCTTCTTCACTCTATTAATGGCATCGAGACTCGATACATTGGCAATAGTAAAGGCGCGTAGCTTCATGGAAGCTTCCGTCTGGCGATAGGTTTTGCTGTCTGCTGGTATCATCGATGACAGCGCATCAATCGCCTCCTGAAATGGCACGGGGTCAACAGCAAGGATAATGGGCGCGTTGGACAGTTCAATATTGGCATCGATTTGTTTGATGATATGCACTTGACCTAGCAGCCAACTTACCATCATCGAGTTGGTGTAGGTTGCCGTGTATGCGCTCATGAACGCATCGATGTCGACATTACCACTTTTGATTGCGCTAGTGATTGCTCTGGACAATTTATTGGCCGTAAAAGAAAGCGCCTCATTTTCGAGGCGCTCCATTTTGGTCAAGTTATCTTTTTCCGCGCGCTCCACGTCTGTTAGAACAGCCATAGATGTTTCGCCTCCGTTGGGTCCGATAATTGAATGGTGCCATCTTCATCAGTGACAGCAGGCTTGAGAAGCGCTTTAAACTTCTTATCGTCTACTCGCATGCGTATACGGCCATTCATGTTATTCGCCTGGAATATCCATTTGAATAACGTTTGATTGAGCGCCCTGAACACCATCTTTGCATCCGCCTTGGCATAGAAGAACGCATTCTGCTGGTGTGTTTCTCCCATTGAGCGCGAGCCATATGCCTGGTTACCTGATGACAGGGTTTGTCCTGTAAGGCGATAAGTGATCTTGTTATCGATGTATTTAATCGCATTCAAGATTTCATCAACCTTTCCTTGTGGGTTGAGCACTTCAATACTGGAGACACCACTGACTGCCGCAACATCACCGTTCTGCAGTGGAGCCAATGCATCCGCCACAGTTTGCAATGAGGTCTCATTATTACTTTCGGTTAACGCCACTACATTAGGGATGGCATACTTCTCACCAAGGCGCTCTAGGTTAGCCCAGTTCACCCACTTGGTTTGCCAAATTGGCCACAGCGGCTCCAAGATAGAATGCCCATAGGGTTTGTCGCTGGTGCGCTCACGAGTCACCGGAATAATGCGACCTGTAGGCACAGGTTGAATTTCGCCATAGGTGTTTCGATACGCGACACCACCATCACGCAAAACATAAAAGCTATCAGGCCGCTTGGCTTCGGACTCTACCGGAATGGCATTTGCTCCGTCCTGTTCCCACTTGATTTCAATCGGACGATATCCAAACTCTGCAGCTGTCAGCATACGCAGCATCAAATCTTCCATATCTAACTCACCAAGAATGGCTTTTGCGTTAGCGATGTCGGTTTGTGAGCCTTCGATAATGAACGGAATTTGAGAAGCGAACGCATGGCGCATGTCAACGTCCGAGCTGATTTGGTCATCGAGCATCATGGCTCGAATCGCACCAAAATAATAGTTGGTGACATTGACAGACTCAGAGCCAATCTCTGTCGGTTGGGGATAGAAGTCTTCAATGACGCCAGAAGGCAAACCTGCAACCAGGTTTGTGAACAATGTTAGATTTTTCATCTTTTGCTACTGCGGCTCCGACGTAGGTGGATGTGCCAGTGTCATCTTTGTTAATGCCAAGAATGGAATCGATGAGCGCGTATGCCAGCTCTTCAGGGTCTTCAAGATTGAAGAAGTGATGCGCACCTAATTTATAGATGGCCATTTGCACCATGGCAGCAGACAGTACCTCTTTATCAGAGGCATTAAACGCTCGGTTGATGTTGCCTGTTTTGGCTAGGTAGCCGTAACACCACACAGCCGCGCTGTTACAAGAGTCGGTGATGTTGTGTCCATCACCGTAGACGAGGCTGTCATAAATTTGATTATCGAGGGCGCGTTGAACGCCCTCTGGTGTTACTAGACTTTTTAGTTCGTCTAGTGTCATCGTTATGCACCGCCACCCATTGCATCGTTACACCAACAAATCGCCGCCACCACTGGAACCGGTACGGGTTTTGAGTGACCGATAATTTCTGCGCCATTTGGGTTTTCTGACTTAAGCGGTTTTGAGAAGAACGGCAGTGCTTTCAAACCTGCATCGAGATCATCAATCGCCAGGTAGTAGAAATCGTGCCCAGCATCAAGGTCAATCATACACAGTGCTTCAGCGTCGATTTTATCCACCATGGTTTTTGCACCACCCACATAGGTGTGATACTTACCAGACATACGCTGAATTTTGTAACCGCCGATAGTGATTTCATTTTCCGCGATTTCAATGCTGATGTTGCGAGTATTCGTACCTGAAGCGATGTCCATGATGCGCGCGTAAACATCGCGACCTGCGTAGGTTAACAGCTTGCTGCCATAGCCGTTGTCTTCAATTTTTTCGGCCATGCTTTGAAGCAGTTTAAACAGTTGACTAATGGTGGTATCTGTCGATGATACGTCGATGGTGCCAGCCGCGCTGTACTCTTCGGTAAGGCCGTAGTCGTAGACTTCCAGTTCAATCTCGCCACCTTCAGCTTTCATTGGATATTCCACTTTGCCTGAAAGCGCCATGGCACACATCGCCTCAATACCCTTGTAAACGCGGCGTAGCATGTTGGCATTTTTCGAATCAAACCATTGTTTTGTGGCTTTCATCCCTAATGCTTTTAAGTTGTTCAGCTCAGCAGCGGTGGCAAAGTGCGACATAACAAAACCTTGTGGTTCGATAGCCTTTACGGTTGTACCTTCCGATTTCAAGACAAGGGCAGCAGTACCACGACGAACCACAGGCACGTTTGTGGTGGTGTCTTTGATTTCAGAATATGGCAGCGACACGTCATGCCATAGCTGAGCAGGACCAAACACCGTATTGCGAACTGGCATCGGTACGGGTTTTAATTTCTTTTGTTTGTTTAGGAACTCACCCCAAACATCCAGCTTCGTATAGCTGCGGAACAGGTCGATAATATCCATGACTTCTCTCTTTCTTAAAACAGTGTTCAATGCGCCTTAAATACGGTTTTAAGGCGCGTTTAATTTTGGTTACTTGATGCTGACAACCACGTCATCAGAGTCATCACCGATGTGCAGTTTCAGCACGGCGTCACCCGCTGCTTTGGGTAAAATCGCTCCCGTTTGCGCATCCACTTCAAACACATCCGTATCTGAGCTTTCAAACTCAAACTCTTCGCTTTCTGGGTTCGCAAAAGCAATAGGCAGTTCAACGACGGTACCGATGAACGCGTTCTTGCCTAGCTCCAGTTCGATATCAAAATCTGGTGTAGGGCGAAGGAATCCACGCGCCTTTGAACCTTCAGGTGCTTCTTCGATGTCACCCGGCAGTTCTTTTTCTTGCAATGTGAGCGTGATGGTCATGTCAGATTTCAGACCAGGCACATTACCTGACTTAACGAACGTGGCAGAAAGCGTGGCATCACCCGCGCCTTTAACGATGAACTTGCCATCTTCAATCGCAATCACGCTTTCATCTGAGGTTTTCAGATTGACGCGCTGCTCATGCGGATTGAACACCAGCTCCATCTCTTGACCTTCGGCCATCAACGGCGAACCGATATCATCCACTGCGAATGGATAGGTTAACGTTTCGAGTGCAAAGCCTGGCTCTTGACCAACTTGCTTGGTGGCTGCTGTCGATTGCTTTTGTTTCACGTTGTCAGCAACCAACTCATCCATTTTTTCTGGTGTGAGTGCTTGAGCGATAGCTTCAACCGTTAGGCGCTCCTGGTCGTAAAGCTCAGACAAAACTTTGAGGCCCAGCACCTGTTTCACCAAGTGATCAATCTTGGCTTTACGCTGACGGTTCATCAGCAAGAAGCGAGAGTGCCCACCAAGGTTAGCCATGGCGCTGCCAACGCGGTTAAATTGCGCTGAAAACTCAGCGTCTAGTTTTTGCTTATCCATTACCATTCACCTTCTGCCCACAAGTCACTTAGCGTCAGCATGAACTGTGCTTCTGCTGGAAGTGCAGAGTCATCCGCCAGCACGACGTTCTCACGAACATAATCACCTTTAACGAGTGCAGTCACCGATGCATCACCAGCGAATTGCTTGCGAGTCACAATCGCCAAACGATAAGCGGCTGTTGCCGTGACAGTACCGCCAGCGCCATCATCGATGTCTTCCGTTGGGATAGTGACGCCATCCCAGCGACCTTGAATGCCTTCTTTGGTGATCACAATGACGTGACCAATATCAAGGTCAGTGATGGCACCTGCGGTAATTTGATGCACCTTTGCACCCTTACCACTACCAATCACATTCTTATGGCTTAATGCCGTCTTAGAGGTAAATTCCATAATTCATTACTCTTGAGTTGTTTGGTTTCAATGTGCGCCCAAAGAGAACGCACGCCACATCAATGCAATTACCAACCTTCAGGGTCGAACGTGTCTTTTTCTTCACCTTCGTTTGAAAGTTCAATGTTGCCAAATACATCGAGCGAGCCTTTTTTCTTTGTTGGCTGCGCTTTAATGAGCGACTTGATTTCGGAATAACGAGAGCCTTCGCCTGTGTTACACAGCTCGATAGCCGATGCACCTTTGATCATCGAGGTGATCACTTTCAACATGTCTTCACCAAGATTGGCATCGTTAGCCAATTCAGTGAGAGTGTCACGACGGTCACCTGCCATTGATTCGCGCATCTGCTTTAGCTCTTCACTCTCTAGACCTTCCTGGGTGGCACCTTCGCCTTTAGGCTTGCCTTCTGGCGCTTTAAAACCCAGCGCGTCACCCAGCTGCTTTTTTTCGTCGTCCGAGTAGCTCTTGACGGCTTTCATTAGATCTTCAAATTTCATAATGGCATTCTCATTCGGTTGTTTAGTTTGCACTCCAGCATTGGAGAACAGAAAAATAGCGTCGCTTTCACCATCGTCGCTGAGCTCGACGACATCCAGTGTTTTGATGTTTGCAGCAGGTGGCAAAGAGCCAAGCTGAGCTACGTGGTGTAGGTAGAACTCGCCAGGCTTACCTGGAAGCGGATAGATACCTGCGCTTTGACCTTCGAAATACCCTTGGTCTTCTAGCTCTTCGAGTTCAGGTGTGTAGTGCTGCTCGCACAGCAGTACCGCTTCACCTTTGTCGCTCGTGCCAACGCCGCGAACGTCAATGCGACCCAGTGCCGGAACCTTGTCATCGCCCTTTTCGGGATGTCCTAGCGTGACTGGAGGGCGTGAGCCTCCCGAGTTACGAACCACAGATTCCAGCACGGACTTGTCAACAGGTTGACCATTGCGCTGAATGCCTTCACCAACGAGCTCCAATTTGCGAATACGAGGCATGGTTCACTCCTTACAGCGAAATAGTAATGCCGCCGCTACCTGGCTCATCGGCTGGATAGCGAACACCAGTAACAAAATCGAGCTCAAAGAGGCGACCACTGTTGTTGCTGATTTCAATGCGGAACACGGACATCTGAGCGGTGTACGCTACTTTTTCTTTAGTGTGATGTGTCGCTGGCGGATTTTTCACGTAACCCCAAATACGCGTCACTACACCATCAAGACGGCGCGTACCTGTCGTCACATCCAAACCACGGACATCACACAGAGCTCGAATGGCAACATAGCCGCCGTTTTTGGTGAGCTGCTTCAAATCTGCAGGCGCGGTGCTGTCAAACTCGATGTTGGCCGCCATCGCTTCATAATCACCATTAGGGATTTCCATATCACCGATACCGCCAAGCGCCGAGAACGTTTCAACCTTAAGTTGAGGCTCTGCTGTGATGGCTTTGACGCGTCCGATGTACTGCGTTTCATTGATAAAGCACATATGGTTGCGCTTGGTTACATGGTTCTCAGCCATTGTTAATTACTCCCTACGAGTGAGCTAAAGGCGCTTTCCAGACCTTCCACGTAAATTTCTGCTGCATACTCAACGGTCTGCATCGGGATTGGTGGTGTGAACTGATAGCGATACTTAATTTTGCCCTGTTGCAAGTTCACCAATGGGTTGTCGTTTACTTCCAGATACACATTGGAGTAAACCAGTGACGTGCCTTCCTTCGAGCGAAGGTAATCATTGACCGTGTCACGAACGCGACCACACACCATGGCCTGTAGACCATACGGCCCTGTAAACATCGGCTTGTCGATAAACTGCAGCGTAGTGGTTTCAATCGACTCTTCGATGATGTCAGCCGTGCGGCGAACACAAAGGAATGACGTTAAATCGGTTGAGTCTGGATACGCGCTTGAGTAGTTACCAAAACCTTTCCAGCCGCTACGGTTGATCATGGTGTAGATGCCGTTGGCATTAAGATAGTTAACGTCACAAGCGACATCGCTAGGGATGTACTCAATGTCAATGGATGGACCGACGATATCCACCAAAGGATAGTTGGATGGAGAACACCAGTAGCCAGTCTCACTGACAATCGTGTCACCCGTACCATTGCGGTCGACTTGTGCCATCAAGCCTGCCAATGAAGGTGCGAACCAATCCACCTGCGTAGAGCCGTCATCTTGAATAACAAGGGGACGGGGCCAGCATGGCATATAACGATCGCTACCAAATTGCTGTTTAAAGGCGAACGCCTCTTCTTTTGTGCTGACATCTTCCGGCATATCGCCCACCCAAACACCGCGAATAGGTTTTACTGCCGCAACTGCTAACGAGGCTGCGCCTGTTTTGTGCAAGATGCCAGGAGCAAGATGGATTTTTGATGAGAAGCCATATTTGTTGCCTGCTTTGCGCAGAAGTGGCAAAGCATCAATGAATGCAGCTAACAGCGCATCAGAGACGGCTGTGACCGTCACTTCGTAAGTCAGCGTTGATGATTGATAAGTCGCATTCCCAATCAGCTCTAGTGTGATGGTCGCCACGCCTTCAGCAAGCGGTGTGATTTCACCCGTGCCATTATCGACAATCGCCACCGTCTCATCACTGGATGAGTAGTTCACGGCCAAGTCGTTAGGGTTCGACAGTTCAACAGGCGTTGCAGGTGAGCCTGTATAGACCACGCCTTTAGATGCAGACAACGTCGCACCGTTAACCTCTTTACCTGCATCAGGATTGGTTTGCGCTACGCTCAGTGTGTACGTCAACGTCTCGCTTGCCGCTGCGCGAGTTTGCGATTGAGCAGAACGCGCGCCTTTCTTGCGAGAGCGCGTCGCTTGCTGTGGCGCAGACTCAGATGCAGCTTCGGTGCCGTCATCAAAATCGATATTAAGTGTGATGGTGGTTTCACCTTCTGCCACTAATGTAACTAGGCCGTCTGCATCAACGGTCGCAGCCGCTTCATTGCTGGACGTATAAGCGATAGTGGCGGCGTGTGGATTGGTGACAATAACAGGAGATACCGTTGCGCCATCGTCTATATAAGCGATGGCACTGGCAGAGCTGAGCGTCACGCCCGATGTTGCTGGCTCTTCTGGCGTGTCCGGAAAATCAGAATCTTTACCCAGAGGAATGGCAATCACTGAATTGCTTTCCACATAGGTATGAATACGCTTAAGCGCTTTTGAAATAGAACCTTCACCGAAGAGTGCGTACGCATCATCGTAGTTGGTGGTGTGATTGAGCTGCATTGGCTCTGCTTTTTCGGACGTGCCGAAAATGCCAATCACACTCGATGCAACATCGGTGACGGCCAGCGAGCCTGTGGTGGACTCAACGGTATAGATACCGTGTAGAAATTCATCAGACATAATGCCCTCCTAGAAACTGAGAGCATTATGGAAGTATTCACCAAGGTCAGGTGGCAATTGACAAAATGAGGATGGGGCTAAAGGTCGTTGGAGAGTTCAAAATATTCGCGAACACCTGTTTCATTTATCGTGCATGAAAGCCCCAAACGGATCAAGCCCTTCGTCGGCTCGACAGACACTATCTTCACGCTATCCAGTGTGATGCGCTTTTCGTATTTAGCAACCGACTCCGCAATCGCCACCTGCAGCTTTGACATAAACCACATCGGCTTATCTAAATATGCGAGAGCATCAGCGGCGTAGTCTGGCAAGTAAATACGCTCGGTTTTACTGGTATAGATGATCATGTAGAGCGATTGCTTAATATCATCCAGTAATGTGGCGTTTCGACCCTCGCCACCGAGTTTGAGTGAGTAAATCATGTCACACCTGTTTTAATTCGCTTAAAAACCAGTTTTAATTGTTTTAAGATTTTATTTTCGATAAATGTTACCACTGAAATTTAAACGCCCTTAGAACGCGATACAGGGCGTTTTACGTTAGGGTTTATTTATCGTCTCAAATAGCCAAGAAGGCGACTAAGCAGTGAAGCACTTCGAACGCTGACTGCTGAGCCCGTAGGCCGACCTTCTGCATCCACGTGAGTGTGTGTATCAACCGAGACCGTCACTCCGTTAATGGTCGCTGTACCAGACACTTCCATGCCGTTTTGCATCTTCGCCGCACCGCCAGATACAGGACCACCATATCCAGCTGCGCCAACCGTCCCCATAAAGGTGGCGGTTTGCTGACCTGATACTGTCCCCGTCACAGATAGATTGCCGCCAATGTTCGTGTTACCGCCCACATCCAAGGTTTTGCTGATGACCACTGCGCCCTTAATATCCACATCAGAGACAATTGAGACTTTATCGGGACCAACTTGAATCGATGGTGTGCCACCTTGAATTTTGAGCACGCCTGTTTGCGTTGCCTGGTCGTACTCCAATAACGTGCCGTCTTCAAACTGAATACCAAATTTATCTGGATTGGTGGTGTACGGTCTGGCGTTCACATTCACTAATGAACCCAGGACATAACCTCGCACCATCGATCCAATAGGTGGGAAGAGGCACAGCACTTGCTCACCCACGGCCATGTTCCAACTGGCATTCACGCCTTTGGTGCGAGAGCCCACCACTGACAACCAATCAGATTCTGGGATGCGACCACTTGCAAACGTAACCTTTACGCGGCGCAGTTCGCTGTCGACTTGGCTGACGGTCGCAACACTTACGGTGCGCCTTAACATAGTGAAGACATCTTTCATCTTATTGCCAAGTACGCGAATATCATCAAACATGGCTACATTCTCCCTCGCGCGCCACCGCCAATACGTGCAAGGCGCTGAGCGGCGCTCTTCATCTTTTTCACCACGTTTGGTGTGGCGCTGCCCACAAATTGCTTGGTCTCAAATTCACTGACACACATCTCAATCACATCAGCGCAGTCGTCATGCCCACGAGGAAACTCTTCCAACTGACTTTTAAGCAATACTTGATCTTCTAAGAACTGAACGCCGCCAGACTCAACATCTGGAGAGAGCGATTTGATGCGCAGCTTCTTATTGCCACTGGGCTTGTAACCCGTGATAGGCAGACGAACGCCATGGCCTTTGGCAAAGCGAATGACCGAGTTCTTATAGATTTTCTGAAACGCCACTTCCTCGAACAACACCTTCTTCGGTGGTTTGTTGAAGGTATTCTTCACCCAGAGATACACCTCAACGATACGCTTCGCGAACGTCAAATCGGATTCGTGCCAACCATTACAAAACAACACGTAGTCCACCAAGGTAATGCGATGGCGACCGACCACGCCGATGGCACTATAGTCTCCGGTCTCCATCCCAGTCGCAGGGTCAACGGCCATCATGATATCGATGTCGCGGATATCGAGATCGGACAGCTGGTAATGCTTGAAGTATTCGGGTTTGAAGTCTTGCTCTTTGCGCGAGCGAGGCATGTTCATGTATTCCGCCCACCACACTTTGCGCATGATGCGACGTAATTCGTAAAGGTCAGCCAATGGCCATCGTGACGGAAAGAGAGAGTGCCCTGTTGGCGTAAGGGCACTAAACACCAAACCAAGCCAGTTAGGCAGCAAGCCTTCACGAATGCGTGCGAGCAATCTGGACGGTAAGTCATCGTGGTGCATGATGGTGTTGGCCACCACAATCAGCATGCCTTTACCTAGGGGCAAAATTACTGAGTCAAACCAGTCCTCACACTTGTCTCGAATTTCCTTGTTGTTCTTTTCGAGCTCTGTGATGACGTCATCGAGAATACAAGCTGTGGGACGCAAGAACCCATGCGTTGTACCACGGATAGACTGACCACGACCGACACCTTCAATGGCATTACCATTGGCGAGCACGAGTTGCTTTTGCGTCCAGATATTGCCGTGAACCTTTTGCACGCCATAGTCATCAATAATGAGCTGGTTGGTCTCCAATTCATTTCGAATGGCCATGATGTTCTTTTTAGCCGCTGGGCCACTGGCACCACCGATAATGATGTATTGCTCTGGGTAGTTGAGCAGCAACCACATCGGTAAGGCTTTAACGTTACGCGTGGTTTTACCGTGGTCACGAGGCTCTAGGTCGAGAATGCCATTAAACTGCGCCCGTTCTGGCATAACAATCGAACCGTGATTGATGGGATAGACCAGCTTTTTAAACAGCTTCATGTCGCGTTTGCGCATCACTCGCGATGCCACAATGCGAGAGAGTGCCTTTTGATATGGCGCAGCCTCACACGTAAACGCATGCGGCATGTACGTCTCACAAAAATAGGCAAAGTCAGCTTTTGCTCTGGCGCGACGTCGACGACGCGCTTTCTCTTGTCGCTTCTCTTCGGCCAGTTTTTGCTTGGCTTCTCTTTGGCCTTTACTTTGCGCCTCTTTATGCGCGATGGCCGCATTGGCTTTTTCGCGCAGGTTATCGAGGTCAGCGTTACTGAACTGTGAGAATGGCGCTTTCATCAATCAGCTCCAACTGCAGTTTCAAGTAACGAATTTCCAGTTTGTGTTGCTCAATGGAAAGCTCCAGACTCGATTTTTCCAGCGTCTGCAGATGCATTTCACCAAGCAGCATAATGGCAACTAAGACCAACACTAACGCAGATAAGCATTTCATCATGACTCCTTAGCGACGCTTCTTCGTGCGCTTGCGACCATCGGGGGCCACACGCACCGAGCGGATGATCTCAACCAACTGGATAAGTAGCTCTGGGTTGCTCTCTTCAAGCAGTACCTTAAATTCATCTTCCAGCTCTTTCTTGGCTGCATCCACGCCTTTACGAAACTCGGTCTTGAGTCGGTCAAGGTTGACTTGAGAATCCGATAGACGAGCCAGCGAGTTCACCAGTTTGGTGACATCGCCAAACGACTCGGTGCTGACGTCGTAGTTTTTCACCACCTCAACAATCTTGCTCTGCAGAACCTGCAAACCAATCTCTGAAATGTCGGTATTGGGTCTGTCTCGAAACTCATCAAGGAATTTGTTTGCAAAGCGATCGCGCTCTTTCTGCTCTTCCAGGAACGTTTCCCATTTTTTGACTTCGCGATGCACGCCAGCGCGGCTCACTTCCCATCCCTCATCAGAGAGAACGGCGGTGATGTCGGTCAGTGTCATCTGCTCCTTGTCGTACATATCGATAATGCGCTCGCTCAATCCTTGCAGCTCAATCTTCGATTTTTTGGCCACATAACCCTCTTATTTTTCATGCTTTTTGATGGTGCCATTGTGGCTATATCACGCGCGCATGCGTGGCAATTGACAAATATTGGCCAATAAGCAGACGACAATAGAGCTCGGTTTAAACGAGATTTAAAACGGCATGAAAGAGTTTTTAAAAGCGCTCAATGAGACGGCGAGCATCATCAACGAACTGCCCGAGCGCATTGCGCCTTTTGGTTTGCAGTGCGTGAAAGATAACTATCGCAATGGCGACTTTGCGCCTAACTCGACGCTGACGAAGAACACCAAGAACGGCGGCGCTAAACCGCTGTTTGATTCGGGTGAGACATACGCCTCACTGACATATCAAGCAGGTCAAGGGGAATACCGAATCGGGACCAACAAGGTACACGCACCACTGATTAATGACGGTGGCATCGTGAAACCACTGAAAGCGCAGAAACTCACCATTCCTGCTGACAAGCGCATCAAAAAGCGCACCGAAGCTTATGGCGTTCGCAAGACGTTGTCAGGACTGGAAGCGCAAGGCTGGAAGATTTTCTGGCGACCAAACTCGGTGATGGGGCGAGCACCTGTTGGCGCAAAAGGCATTGGTCGAAAAATCAAAAGTCGTTTTAACCGCAACAACAAGAGCAAAGATAAAGGCGTGTTCTATGTGTTGTATATCCGAGCCGATGAAGTGAAAGTACCAGGGCGTCCATTTATGTACCTAAGCGACGAACAACAAAAAGAGCAAGCCGAGCTGGTTCAAAAAGAATTAATGAAGGCAATTAAATGAGCGCACCGAGTTTACACCCCGAATCGCTGACGGCCATTAATAAGCTCAAGGCCGAAATTGAGCGCTACCTCGATATCACCACCATTGTTGAACCCAACAATGCGATGGCGGCCATTGAAGTTCGCCTAATGGTGACAGGTGCGTCAACGCTGAACCCGTTGCCGAAGCCAGACTGTTACGCTCCGTTCGTGCCGTATGAGTGGAATCTGCCTGTCGTAGTTTGCGTACGCGCAACAGGTGGCAATGCTGGCAACGCACTCGCAGGACAAGCCACCTGGATAAACATGCAACTGGCCAACTTCTTGGAGAACGAGTTGGTTGAGGTGCGTGATGTGGGCCAAATTCTCAAAGTACCAAAAGGCATGATGCAGCTAGGTCCAAAGAACAAGATGCACATCGTTGGCGATGCTGAAATTACCAATGCCAAATTTACCCAAAGTGGTTTCACAGGGGACAAAGAAGCAGCGGATTTCGATCCCTTTGATGGTCCCTTTACTTATCGTGAAGACTGGAGCTTAACCATGGTACTCACGGTCCACCGCGATTTTTATTCACCGACATTAAGAGAAGTTCGTTTTTACAACGAGCTGCTTGACGAAGAGGTGGTTGTACCTCCAGAGGAAGAAGCATGAGCCAAGAAGCACAATACGCCGCCTGGGGTGGTTTTGGTGATTTGACCTTCAAAGGTCGATTGAGTCCCAGTCAATTTCAAGACCGTCGCACCTGGCGTGTGACTGCGCAGCAAGTGGTGAACGGTTATCCAAGACATCAAGCGCAAGGTGAGAGTGAGCGAACTTGCTCACTGACGATGCAGTTCAGCAACAAGTTCTGTGACATCACAAAAAGCGTTAAGGCGCTCGATGCCATGGCAGAAAATCAAGTGCCGCGCGCGGTTGTGATTGGTGATGACATTAAAGGCAAGTTCACCATTCGCAGTCGCACGCTAACGGGCATGAAGACCACACCCAGTGGCAGCGTGGTTAGCATGACATACCAGTGTGAATTAGTGGAAGTGAAAGACAAACCATGAGCACCACGACGTTATATGCCCAGCGAGGCGAGAGTTGGGAGCAGCTTTGTTACCGCGCCTACATCAGCGTGACAGAAAGCCAAGTCATGGCACTTCGAGAGGCCAATCGAACACTGGCTCGAAACATGACAGACTTTCAATTTGAAGGGGGCGAGCTGGTGATCATTCCAGCTATCGATGTGAGCACGGTAATTGAAGACGCGACGGAGAAGCCACCATGGGCAGAATAGCAGGAAACTTGATCAAGCCTTTCGCCATTGTGAAGTGGGCAGGCAAAGAAATCAGTCAAGCGTTGTCGGACTACGTGAGCGCACTGACGTACACCGATGTACTCGACAGTAAGAAAGTCGGCACCGATACCGTCTCGATGACGCTCGTTAATCACGACGGGCGATTTTATGACGCGTGGTTTCCTGAAAAAGGCGACACGCTTGAGTGTGGCATCGGTTGGTTTGATGACGATGGCAAACGCAACACATGGATGTGGGGCAAATTCATCATCGATGAAATTCGTTTTAGCTTGAACCCTGACAAAGTCAACATCGGCGCGAACGCAAAACCCGTCGCTCGCGGCAAAATCGACAATGAAACGAGCGAAGTGTATGAACAGACCAGCTTTGTCACGCTGGCCGAGGACATTGCTAAAGAAGTGGGCGTCTCGGTACTCATCGCACCTGATGCTCGTGATGTCACTTACGCCCGAGTGCAACAACGAGATGAAAGTAAGATGGCCATGATGGGTCGCTTGGCGGATGAAAACAGCATCCCCGTTGCGTTTAAAGGCAATCAGCTTGTCGTGGGTGAACTTAACACCAGTACGTTAACGCTCGATATTCGCAATCGAGACATCGTTGTCAATGGCTCGTTTCCGGTCTCAGACCGCACAAAAAGCGACGGCATCATCGTTCAGTTTTATGACGTGATCAATAACACCGCTGGCGAATACAAAACTGGCGATACCAGCGATGGCGCAAAGATAAAGAGATTGACGCCCGATGGGGTGACTTCCATGGAAGAAGCCAAACGCTATGCCGATAACTATGTCGCGACAGGCTCAGGTAAAGGTAAACAAACCACGACAGGCAGACTAACGCTAGTGAACGCCACGGTGACCACTGCCGACATGATTGCCTTGACGAGCGCTGGCAAATTGCCAAACAAATGGAAGCCAACATCAGTGAGTACATCGCTCACCACCAGTGGCTGGACATCCACCGTAACGATAGAGAGACGCGCATGAGCACCAACCGATTCCCAACGCTGCCAGAGCCGAGTCTCGTTACTCCGGATTTCGATAGCACACTGGCCAGTTTGAAAGAACGTTACTTCAAGAAAACGGGGCATTACCCAACCGTGAACGACCCCGAGACGGTACATCTTGAGGCTATCGCTTACACCAAAAATGAATTGATTGATGAGATCAACTATGAATCAAAACAGAACTTGCTGGCGTTTGCAGAAGAAGACCGACTTGAACACCTCGGTGCATTGGTTGGTGCTGGTGAGCGACTGGGCGCTGCCTCTGCCAGCACGGTAGTCGAGTTTACGTTTACCGCAGGACACGCGGGTGTGGTTATTCCAAAAGGGTACGAACTCAAAGCCGCCGATGACCAGACTATTTTCTTGTGCATGCAGGACTACATTGTCGATGCTGGTGAAGCCAATTTACTGGCTAACTTTGAATGTCAAACACCAGGAGAAGAAGGTAACGGATTCATTGCTGGCCAAATCTCTACCATTGTGGACTCCAGTATCGCAGAAGTAGAAAGCGCGACAAACGTGACCACAAGTCAAGGCGGCGCACCAGAAGAAGATGATGACCGTTATGCCTATCGCATTTGGCTTGCGCCATCAGGGTGGTCTTCCTGTGGTCCTTATGATGCGTATGAATACTTTGCTTTATCTGCCAGTTCAGCGATTGGCTCGGTATCCATTTGGACGCCTGCCCCAAACGACATCAGCATCAGCGCTATCTTGCTTGATGGCTCTTTGCCAGAGCAGCCCATCATTGATGCGATTTACGCGCAGTGCTCTGGTAAGAAGCGCGTGCCGCAGGGGGATCGAGTTGCTGTTGTCGCGCCTGGTGGCGTGAATGGCACTGCCACTATCGCGCTGCAAGTATTCAATGACTATGCCGCACTGGGTAAAACCATCGTTGATACGGCGACTAAGTTGGTAAATGACGAGTTACTTAAATGGCGTACTACCCATGGCAAAGACATTGTCGTTCAAGATCTTGAAACCATCTGCAAGAACATCGAAGGCGTGTACTACGCCGATGTCACTATCACCGACAGCGATGGCAATGTCATCGATAAGAAAAAATCCATCAGTAAACAAGAGCGCGCAAACATCACACTGACCAGTGTCACTCACACCGTCATCGATGAACTGAGCTCAAACAACTTCCAATAACGGAGAACCTCATGCAAACACAGCAAGCAAACGCGCTTCTTGATACCGCCAAAGCGAACATTGAAAAGGCGCAGCGACTTATCCAGGGGCGAGCAACGCCTCACATCAACACCAAAGCGATGCTGGCGCGCACGAACGCCACACTCTTTGATGGAAAAATGAATGGCACGCAACGCGCTTGCATTCTCGGCTTTGCGTTTGTTTACGCCATGTTCGTCATGCTGGGCATGACGGTGCCACTTCAATACCTGGCTTACGTGCTCGCCACGACTTACCACGAAACAGGTCACACCATGAAACCCATTGAAGAATGGGGTAAAGGCCAAGGTCGACCATACGGCGAACCCGACCCAGAGACAGGCCAAACCTACTACGGCAGAGGCTACGTGCAATTGACTTGGCTCGCGAACTACATCAAAGCCAAGGCGGCGGTGTACAGCCGAAGCTGGCAACAAGGTGTGATTGATTTTGTGAACGCGCCAGAGCTGGCATTGAATCCATTCTATGCGGCGCAAATCGCGATTAGCGGCATGATGGCAGGCTGGTTTACGGGTAAGAAGTTAAGTGATTACCTGCTGGCGGACGGCTCTTTTGATTACATCAATGCTAGGCGCATCATTAACGGTACAGACAAAGCGGAAACCATTGCGGCTTATGCGATTGAATTTGAGAGCGCGTTGTATCTCGGCGTAGGGACGGACATCAAACGAGCAACCATCCAACATGGCAGTAAAGGCGATGATGTTCGAGAGCTGCAGTTGGGACTTGGATTGAATCCAGACGGTAAGTTTGGCAACGCCACTCAAACCGCGCTTATCCATTTTCAGCAACAACACCAACTCAATGATGACGGCATTTGCGGCCCATCAACTTGGACCACCTTTGAAAAAGAGATTTACGGACTATGAAAAACGCACTGATTTTATTCACTCTAGCATTGGCAATGTTAAACCTCACAGGCTGCGCAACCGCTATCACCAGTTACAACGTGAGTTACGGTGATGATTCTTGCCCACTTAAAGTGGACGCCGACACCTCCGTAGGCGTATCGGTTCGCATCAATGACAACGCAACTCAATGCAAACAACCTAAAGACAATGGAGACTAACTATGATCAAAAAAGTCGTGATGGCCATCGTTCTATGCGTGAGCCTAGGCGGCTGCACCAACATCCTAACGTACATTAAAACAGACAACCGCAGTCACAACTCAGGATGCAATGCGGCAGGTGATGGCGGTGATGGTGTGAAACTTGGCGTGCCATGTGAGAGCACCACGAAAAAGTAGCTGGCACAAAAAAGGCGCTTTCTTTAAAGCGCCTTTTAATCTTCTTTAAAACAGTGCGAGCTGCTCATTCTTCTTTTCAACGTCTTCCCCCAGGTCTTCAACAAATACAAACCATGAGTGCAGTTTAAACGCGAAGAAGTTGAGGCTGCGAACGGCATTGTTGCGACTGGAGGTGCAACAAGTCATCGCATCCTTAGTCGTCACAATATTGATCTTTTTCTTCTTGTGCATAGTAATTGCTCCCTTTCCAAAAGTAAGCGGCTAATTCTTTCGGTGTGTACCAATTGCGTGGATAGCCAAGGACGCTTTTAATCATTGCCTCATCAACGGGCGAACCAAAGCGTTCAAACAATTCATGCGCAGGTATGGCTTTGGTTGGCCACATCTGCTCAAGCAGTTGCTCCAAGTCCGCCTGAGAGCGCACTTCAATAACGCGATAACGAGAGGAAAAATGATTAGCCATGACGACCTCCTAACCAACGCTCCAAGCCGAGAATGACTTCACTGATTTTGGTACGAGTCAGCCAGCGCGTTTTCTTTACACCAGCAGTGCGCTCAACGAACGCATCGAGTCGCACGTCATTCAAGCCACTCCAGCCTTTATCCTTTGCTAAAGCAGCAAGCTTTGCCCACTGCGCGTTCGTCGGACGATTGCCTTCACCTTGACCACCTGGTTGCTTGTTGAAGGTCAGATAGCCTTCATCACGCAACCCTTTTACCAAATCCATCAGCTCTTCGTCGGTCATCTCTTTGCAGGACGTTTTACCAACAGTAATGCCAAGATAATTGCGATACTCGTCATCATCACAAAAGCCCATGCGGTCTTTTAATAGCGCCTGCACACCTTTATGGATCATGCCGTAGTACTTGTTTCGATTTATGTCCACCATGCTTCTCTCATCAATTGTCAATTGATAACTCTTATTATTGTAGGGGCGGACAGGTTTGCGATTGCAAATGTTTTGTGCAAAAAAAAGCCTCACATTTGGTGAGGCTTAATTTAGTTGGGATGCTATTTATATTCCAGAACCTTCATTCTCGGCTTCTTTTGCAGCGTCAGAGTAGCCGCTCGTATCAAACGTTGCTTTAAAGTCACCTTGCTTGTAGATAACTTTTGCTCTACCGAGAAATTCTTTTTTTACATACTCAATCCCTTTATCAGTGGCAGGGAAATCCATTCTAATCCCCTCCATCATACACTGACCGTAATGCTTAACCATGACGCCATTCACTTCCAATGATGGTACGGGCATTGGCTGAGAGCTAAAACCCTTGCACTCATCATTTATAGCTTGTATCCCAATGTTAACTTGTCCATTCAAATTCTGAAATGTTCTAGCAACTACTAACGAACCGTACTCAATTGAAGGCGATCTCTGATTCTCAAATCCAGATGCATATACCGATGAAGATAATGCAATCATCGATACCAAAATGCAGGTTTTTTTAAACATTAATTTACTCCTTAATCAGTTAACAGATTGGTATTCAATCACTCTCTCTTTATAACCACAATATCAATAATGATTTAATGACCATTACTTAACAAAAAGCCCCGCACTAGGCGAGGCTCATATCGAACAGAGATATTATGTAGCAAACTATTTAGTTACGTTTGTTAAAATTTCACGAACCATTGAGAGCAGCATCGCTAGCTCGTCACCGCGAACATCATGAAGATCTTCTTTGCTTCCCACTAATGACTCAACGACACTTAGTATCATTTCCGCTTGCTCAATAGCTTGTGCTGGTGTTTGAGGTTTTAGCATGACACACCTCCTTTTAGTACATCACGCACCTTAGAATCGGAGCGTCCTGTTAAACGGGCAATATCCGCAATCGCATAACCTTTATCTCTCAAGTAAACAATTCGCTGCTCTTCTTCAAAGTTAACTTTGCGTCCACGCGCAAGCATCTCGTGATAAGCAATTCGCACTTCAAGAAGTTCTATGTATTTATCTTTTTCGATCAACATTTGGTCTAATGGAATATCAGGAAGGAGCGGCTGCTGGTGGGAATCTATGAATGCTTGGTTGACTTGGAGTTGGAACTTAGGGCTAATCCAACCTGCGTAGCTGATGGCGAGAAGTTCATGTGCATATGTACCACCGTTCCTGCCTTCCGTTTGCGTTATTGGCAAACTGTGCAGATCTGCACAGTTTGATGCATCTAGTTCATTGACTAATTCTTGTGTTGATTTAAGACGCAACCATTGCGATGGGCGCTTTGCGTCACCGGAATTGCTTAGTTGGTATAGCTCGTTCAGGCTAACTCGACCTTCATGATCAAGTTGAATTGAGCGATTAGATATGATTATTTGATTTGGCATAACTACCTCCACGTAGATGATTAATCACCACACTCAGAGGCTAAGCTAAGGGTGGTGAACTGGACAGGATTAGCCTTACCGTTACGTGGAACGGCGCACCGAAGTGCTCCCATCCAGCCCACCATAATTTTTTACAGGTGCGCTAAATTACGCAATAAAAAACCAGCACAAAGCTGGCGTTATCACGCCACGTAAATTCGAGAGGCTAATCCCGACACTGGATTTTGCCAGTGCCGTATTAAGGTATTTTTTTAGTTTTGGTTTGTCAAGCATGTAATTAGACCTCTTCCATCATGTCTTCGTAATCAGCTCGCACACTAGACCCTTGCTGATTCATTACAAATTTAAGCGCTTCGATATACGCTTCGGTTGGAGTCACATCCTCCAAGAATGGACTCAGTCCATTTGCCATTAGCGCTTCAGCCATCTCGACCTCACGCTCTAGGTCAGAGCGTGAGTGGACTGAAACGAACGGGCGTTCAAGTCCTGTCATAGAGCGTGTTCCTTTTTGTATTGGTTGAACTTAACCAGGTGATCGCCACGGCAGCACTTCTTGTACTTCTTACCACTTCTGCAAATACAAGGGCGATTACGGTTCGCTGGCTTTAGTGCTTGCTCGATGATGTGGATGATCTCATCGTCTGTGTACACTTCACCTTGCATGCTCTCAGATTCAATCGCTTTAAGGTTTGCCTCTTTCAATTCATGAGCTTGTGATTCGTTCATGCCATCGCTCCTAATTCAATTGGATTTGATTCAATAAAGACCAGTGCTTGCTTGACGCTATCGAGACGTTGAGCCTTAGCGAACTCGCGAGATTTAATGGCGGCTTGAATGCGGCGCTCGATGCTCTTTATGGATGCGTCAGCAGACCAAGGCCAACATTGAACAGGACAGCGACGCGTACGATGAATCCAATAGCCATTTGGTAACAGCTTGTCACTCACTCGAATAGTACGAATTAACGAGATGAAATGAGCCACATGTTCTTCGACGCTTTTTTCGATTTGCGCCACTGGCACCATTGAGGCTGTTTGCTGTAGTGCTTGCGACTGAAGGTGCGAACGAGTTTCTTGTGCTGTGTCATTGATAGACTCCATCTCTTCTTTAAACATTGAACCGAATCGTGTTAATTGTTTTGCAGTACCTTTTGGTCCATCAACGATGAATCCACCATTAACCAATATCCAGTACGCAGTGTGACCCGTCCAATAACCTGCAAGTTGATCTTTTAAGTTCTTATACAACTGCGCTCGCATCTTATCGATGGGCGCCGTCCGAAGGTCAGAAGTCCAGTTGTTAGAGAACAAATCATGAATCACCTGGTCGATTTGAGACACCGCAACCTTAGGCATTGGCTGAAATTGACCAGGTTGTTTAATCATTCTTAGAATTTCAGCTTCAGTCAGCGACTGAGCTTGCGTCATTAACTTGACTGAGTAGAGTTCATTTGGTTGAGCAGATTCAAAGTGCTCACGAATTACTTTGATTGCACCGTAGTGATTTTGAAGTAGCTCTTCTGTCACGGCATCCAGGCGAATGGCTTTCAGCGAATGTTCAAGAATATTCAGCGTTTCAACAAGCAATTGCTCTTGCGTTCTGAGCTGCGCAGAGACGTTATTCAAAGCCGCGTCTACTTCGGCACGATTAGCCCCAAGACCACAGCAGGGCGCTATAGCTGCACGTAGTTGTTTTATAGACATAGTTCGATACCTTCTAGCTTTTTGAATTGACGCACCACTGATGATGCTTTGTTGAAATAAGGCCAGCGAAATTGGCGCTTGCCGTGCAAATCTGGATAACGCTTTTTCGCTTCACGCTTGCCCCAAATTTTCTCGACACTTGCGATGAATTTCTTGTCGTAGCGAGCTTTAGTTTTCAGCATCCACACATCATCAATCACACTCGGTCGTTCTTTGGGTTTATCAACTTCACCAATTTTTCCAAAGTTAAGATCAATCCACGCGCCTTTGATTTGGTCATCAATATAAACAACCAACTTGCTTGATGATTCGGTTTGGTACTCACGAACTACCGATATCTTGTGGCCCTTATATTCAAACGAAACGTTAGCGAGGAAACCTTCAAGCTGACTTTGAATATCTGACCAATCAGAAGCAGTAAGCGATCGAGTTTCAGTCGTCATATTCAATTCCTGCGATTTCGTATGCTTCTTTCACGACAGCCTCTTGCCAAACCAAAGCTTTTTCACAAGCCTCTTGTAGTGTGTCGCAGTAGAACCATTTGCTGTGGTATCGACTCCAAGAGCAAGAGTAGCCGCCTTTTTCATTGACTCGCAAAGGCACTGGCGTATCAAACAGGACTAAAAGACCAGCAAATTGATCGTTACGAAGAAAGAAAGCACCAAGCTCAACCTCGTCGTGCAACAATTCCTCAGGAAGCTCTACACCAATAGCCTCTGCAATTTCGTCGAACGAATCTTCGAACAGACGCCATACGCCATTCTCTGGAGTATCAGCAAACATACTGCGTAAATGTATGATTCTGGACACTCGAACCGAGCTATCAAACATGTCTGACAAGGTATCTTTACTAATCATTTTTAATTCCTTAAATCCGGTTTAAATAATGTTTTAACGATGTTTAAAGCGAGCGAAACCAAAGCAGTGAAGCCGCATGGCTCTGCTCGCTGTATTTAATGTGTTATTTACTGAGAGGGTTTATTTACTCTTTGCGAGTAATTGTTCGGCTCTGCGCTTGAATGTTCGAAGCGTTGCAATGCGGGTCATTCCGCCAGGCATCATGCCAGTGCGCTTTGGCATTGGAAGCTTTTCCAGTGCTTGCTCTGCTAGCATTTTCACTTCGTTAGGATAGTCAGGAAGCATTCGTTCCAGCGTTAATGTCATTTTTGAAACACTCAGCAACAATAAGTTATCAGCCATCATTGAGACGCTTTTAGATTTATTCATGACTTCACCTGTTTAGCTTTACGCACCATCAAATCACGCATCGCTGGTGGCGTGCCCTTAATCGTTAACGTGTCAGTTTCTACATCGTAGAACACGCGCTCGTTCAACAGCTGCGCATCGAACGACATCGAGACACCACCGCCATTACCAGCAATCTTAACAAGGCGGCGTAGTGAACTACGATCACCTCGGAACTCCTTATCCAAGTCGTAACCTTGCTCTTTAACGTAA